CATTGAACGCCATGCCTTGAACTGTTTTACAACATCGGCATAATCAATGGTTTCCCCGTTGCATAACGTCAGCCACCCTTCGTCACGCCACCAGAAGAACGGGATTTCATCTTCATCCGCTTTTTTCTGCGCCGTAACAACGGGCATGAATCCATGAGAAATGATGATCGAAACCGGCTTGCCCTTGTGGGTGTATTCGCCGTACAGGTCAGCAGCAGTCAGGTCATGGGAAACAGACAAGTCCGCACCGCCTACCCATGTTATCGGCAGTTTTGCCAGTTCCGCAAGCGTCCAGTTGTAGCATTCGTCGGAAGCCTGTACCTCCGAAATATCGAAATAGGCGTTTGCGACGTTGGTATATACATTCAGGGATTTATTCAGAAAATTATTACGGCTTTTCGGGTCGGCGGCAGCTTGCAGAGCGTCCGCAAGAATGTCCTTCGCCCGGATGGTTATGCCGTAATTCGGATTTGCTTTTTCATGTTCCACGGGATTTGTATAATCCCCGGGGTCATCGGCTTTGCAGATGAAAATAAAATATTGTTCGTCCTGTACCGTACCGGCAAGAATTTTCTGACAGAGCCGCAGACGGTCATAACAAAAACTGTTGATGTTCTTACCGGCGGTTGTGATACCGATAAGCAGCTTGTTCACATAGGCTTTCATAGCGTCCTTGTAAACAAGATAATCATCCGGCGAACGGTACGCATGGATTTCGTCCAGCAGTATCAGGTTGCCGTTGATACCGTCTGCCATTTGGGAATTGTTTGCAAGTGCCTGAATAGAAATAGAGCCGACAAGGTTATCATCATCGTCAGTGAATTCACGGGAAATGGAATGTTCCGCATTGCTGTCAAGAACATGGAATTCATCCAGTTCGCCCATATACCGCAGATTCTTCACGATGAAATCAAAGGATTCCAAAGCGCGGTCAAGGCGGTTTGCGATTATGTACGCGCTGGAAGCGGTTCGCCTGTCGAGAAGGGACAACGCCCACACAAGGGAAGCCGCAAAAGGCGTTTTCCCATTCTTGCGTGGAATGAAAATAAATACTTCCTTGAACCGCCGTTCATCAGTACCGGCAAGGAAGAACCCGGCAATGTTGTAGCAGATGAATTTTTCCCACGGTTCCAGCAAAAAGGGCTTGCCGGTCTTTGTTCCCTTGACGTGAACAATGGTGCTTTCGATAATCTGAATAACGAATTCCGCATTTTCAGGGCGGAAGTCATATTCTAAATTTTTGAGATCGCGGAAGAACCGTTCCGCAGCCTGTTTCAATTCGACACAAGCGTTTTTCTTGCCCGTTTGGATAGAATCGGCGTACAGCATAACCGTGTCATAATTCTGGTATTCACTGAACGCCTGTACACTCCCGCTCATATCAACGCCCCAGTTTGTCAAGCGCACTTGTCAGCTTACTTGTTTTCTTGCGGGATTTCATTTCAGCTTCGTTGATACGCTTCATGCCGGAAGGCGATAACCCGAGCCTGTCCTCCTGCTGGGCAATATCACGCCGCAGTTGCTCAATAGCCGAATAAAGGGCGGTTTTCCGTTCGTTTGTCGCACCGGATTTGTTTGTGTATTCCTCCGTGACTTTGCTGCCGGTATCGAAAAATTCCCGGCTAAGTTCTTCGTACTGATACCGCATCTGTGCATACATCCGGATTGCCGGTTCAAACTGAACCCGATATGTGCCGAGCGCGGTCATATCTTCGGTGGTTTTCTTTGCAATTTTTTTGATTTTCTTTTCCGCTTCCGTCATTGCCATGCCGCCCATTTACCCCCTTTGCTGAAAAATTCGGCGCATATATACATACTTCCACTCGCCGGTGTCCAAGGCAGGAAAATATTTCAAACAGGGGTGGGGGGATAACGAAACCGCGCGGCTTTGCGTGTGTTCATGATTTTTTAATATTTATAATTTTATTATAAATATTACTCCGTCCGCCGGTTCCGTTCATCCGGGAACCGTAGATTGAACCGGTACTTACCAACTGCCACCGTGAAAAATCAAGCGAATAGCCGCAGCCGGTCAAATCAACCGAGAAAAAGAGCGTTCAAAAACGGCTGAAATTTAACCGAAACCCGCTGTTTATTCACGTTTTCTGCCCCAACTCCCGCCTTTTTCCGGGTGCATTTTGTTGTGACAGGCATCACACAAGGAAACAAGATTACTGTCAACAAGTGCAAGTTCCGGATGGTGTTCAAGTTCCTTGATGTGGTGAACGGTTGTAGCATCGCGCCGCCGCCCATATTTCCTGCATTCAACGCACATATAACCATCCCGTTTGAGTATCGCGCGGCGTTTCTTCTTCCACCGCATTGATTTATAAAACGAATTTGTCATGATATACCCACCCTGCTAACCCTCGCCGGACGCTATGCCGACGTGCCGTGTATTCTACTTCATGGTACCATGTTATCACAAATTCATCTGTGATACGGCTCATGTTATGAAGCCGCACAACCGCGCCAGTTCATAGCAATACTTTTTCTTTTCGCGTTTGAAGGTGGAAAGGCTGACTGGAAGATTATAACGGCGCACAAGCAATTCATACGGATATTCATACCGGTTCACCAAATTGTACTTGATGGCTTCAATCAGGTTTTCGCGCTCCCGCTGTGCAGCTTCATCAAGGGCATAGTTCACCCCCACAACGCGCCCTGCGGCGGTGACATACGTTCTGAACGGTTCTTCCGTTACGCTTTCCACCACACCAGCGCAAGCCTTGACAATGCCGTGAGGTAGTGTGTTTTTGCTCATTTCTCTTTTTCTCCCCCAAGATAGAATTCAAGTGCTTTGATCGCGGCGGCAGCACCGTACACCACAAAAGCGCAATAATTCTGCCGTTTCAAACCGGTTATCCATTTCTCCTGCGCATCACTCACCACACCGCCCTCCGCTTTCAGTTCGATGTATAAGCCGTGAAAACCGCGCCGCGCTACAGGCAAGCATAAATCCGGAACACCGGCTTTCACTCCCTCACGCTTGAACCGTGCCGCTTCCGGCTTGCTCCGCTTCCCGCCGTTGGGAATGTGATACAGCAATTCAAGTTCCGGGTATCTGCCCATATTCCATGCGCACCATTCAAAAATCATTGCCTGTTCGTCAGATTCTTTTGTGCGGTAAAGGTTTTGATACTCTGTTTTTGTCATTGTCCGCCCTCCTGTTCCATTCCGCATCCCTGCGGTAAAGGTATATCGTGATAAAATGCGCTTTCGGTATCGGTGTTTTTTCTTCGGCGATGAAAAAGTTTTTCGGTGTCGGTTCAACAGCAGCCACATAATAACCCGGGTACAGGTTTTCAATGTATTCCCAATCATCCGGGTGCGCGTCGATGTACGCCGCATCCTTCGCCCGGATTCTGTAATCATTCTTGAAAATTTCCTTGTTTGGGCGCGGACGGGTCAGGTTCTTCGATGAATTCCATGTCCGGGCAACGGTGTCCTCCTCCTGTTCCCGGAGGATTTTCTGCTTTTTCGCTTTTGTCCCGTATTTCGATAGCCCTACAAGCCCCTTGTTGTTGAAGCGCAGCCGCCGTGAATTTGCGTAACCATGCCCCCACAGTTCCTCTAGCGTGTCCCGATCAACGCCGCCGGTGATGAAAACATGATGGTGAATCTTTCCGCTTTGGGTGCCGCGTTCCGTGAAGTATATGTATTTGAGTTCTCCAAGCCCGTTCTTTTTCCGGAAATAACGGACGCGCCGGAAAAAGTTTTTCAGGCAGTTGTCAGCTTCCGGGATTCCGTCGGGCTGGGTGTCATACGAAAGGCGGATAAAATAATCCTGCGCCGTGAAGTTCAGGTGAAGAAGGTCGGCAAGCATCCGTTCCCGGTTGGTCTGATTCAATTTCTTCTGTACCAACGTGCTTTCTTTGTTTCGCTTGCCGCGCTTGCCTTTGGGTTCCCGCCGAACCGGGTACCAGTGCGCCCGGGCAAAGTCACCCGTTTTTATGATTCTTTCGCGTTCCGGCATTGTGCCACTCCATTTCATATCCGGCAATGTGGAAAACTCTGCGAGTTTGCCCACAATGCCTGTTCCGTGTTTATGCAGGGGAGAACGAAGGGGGCTGTCCCCTCTTGCGCAAGGCGCAATTCACCCCGCACCCACAGGGGTATATCACATGACAGAAAGAGTGAGAAAAGAAATAAATAATAAATACAGTGATTTCGTTCACTTGTTAATACCCTATGCAAGCCCCCGAATGCGCCGCACGGCGCGCTTTATTCAGGGTTCAGCAAAGCCCATGAAGCAAATCGCATTCATGGGCGTGGGTTCAGCCTTGCATTTCTTTTCGCAAATCTTCTTTAATATAGTAGTTCCGTCTGTACCGGACGCACAGTTCCTCAACCTTACGCCCGAACTGTTTCCAGTCAATTTCTGAATGATAATAGTTCAGTTTTCCGATACGATACAGGTCAGCGTCAATGTGCTGTATCACTCCATAACAGAATTCCGGGGATATGACCGGTTCGAGGCTTATCCATGTTTTCAGCCCTGCCCGGTGCGCTTCATACAGCTTCAATACCCGTTCGGTGGGCGGCAATGCACCCGGTTCGGCGTTCGCCGCAGCTATGTCGTTGCACGTCAGAGTGATACCGAACCAGTCATTTTTATCCATAATATCGAAATCCCGTGAAATCGGGTTCTTCGTGAGAATCTGAACGTGGTTGCCGCTGTTCTTGATCGCCTGAATAATGTTCCGGGTTGGTGTACTGTCGATATTGCGCGGGTATGGGTCACAGGTGAAGCATAGAGCGATTGTTTTCCCTCTCTCCGGAAATGTTGATAACTGTTCCCATACAGCTTTCACAATACCGAAACGCAGCTTGACGCGCTCAAATTCGGCGCGGTCGGTGTGTAAGGTTTTCGGCGCATAGCAGTAATAACAGCCGTTGTCGCAACCGGAATAAATGTTGATTGCGTATTCACCGTATTCGTGCGCCCGTCCGCTGGGTTTGTAAATGGGTTTGAACTTGCGGTTTCGGGGTACCTGTCCGCACCCGGCGGATATTGCCGGTACTGCATTGCGGGGCATAACCCCGTTTTTGATATTGGTTTCACAGATCGGGCAGACGTGTCCGTAACCTTCCGGAACTTCCGCACCGCAATAAATACAAGGATTTACAGCCATTTCAAAACCTCCCGTCATTCTTCAAGTTTACATTTCCGGGTGTCGATTCTCTCAACATTGATTTTGCCTTTGGAGGAACAGGAAATTTTAGCTTTTGTGGTGGGCGTTACTTCAATGGTGATGGTGCGCAACTCTCCCTGCGCCATAAGTCCCACGACAACGCCCATGAGTTCAAGGGTCTTTTCGCGGTTGATGGGCTTGAAACCGTTGTTTTCCGCTTCCTCCCCAAAAAGCTGATTGATACGCTCTTTTGCGTTCTCAGTCTGTTCTTTCTGTTCCACATATTTCCGCGACTGCACACAAGAACAACTGCAAGTTGCAATTTCATCCTTTTCAGCCTGTGTCAGATTTGACATACAGGTGATTATATCCATCTGTGAACAGAACCGGCACGAACCACTTGTTTCTACCAGAACAGCTCGTTTCCGGCATTCGCACAGAGTAGTTGCAAGCTGATTCTTTTCGGTTTCGGTCAGATTCTTCGACCACTGCAACGGTACACTTGCACCGCAGTTGATACAGATTCCATAAGTACGCATTTCCGTTTCTCCTTTGTATTTTCCGGCGGGTCTTTTCGCCTTCAGCTTATACGCCCGGTTCCGAACCGCGTCCGGTGTCCGGTGAAGATATGCGGCAATATCCATAACCGGCGCATTGACAGCATAACCCGCAAGGATGGTTTTATCTTCAACAGGGTTCCAGCCGCTTGCTTTTTTACGTGCTTCACAGTCCGTGGAATTTCCACAGTCCGCGCCAGCATTTTTCTTTTTCATGCTTTATACCTCATACGTCAGGCTTCGATTGCTTCATTGATTTGTTCAATCACTTCATCAAGGTCGATTTCCTGAAGGGTATCAAGAGCAGATTCAAGGGCATCGAACGCGGCTTCTGCTCGTTCATAGCGTTCGCTATTCTGGAGGTTTTCGGGAATACTTTCGATATATTCTTCTTCCTCAACCTTGATTTCTTCAAGTTCTTCGGCAACGCTCTCCAATTCAGCCTTCAAATTTTCGATTTCGGATATGATCGCATCCAGCTTTTTTCTTCGTACTTTATTCATGTTTTATCTCTCCTTGTGGTTTTACCTCATTTCCCCAGCAGTCCCACCCAGCGCGTTCACGTCGGGCATACAGTTCAATTTTCCGTTCCTTGGGGTATAGTTGTTCAATGATACGGAAGGCGGCTTCCGGTTTTTCGCTGTGCCGTCGGCTCTTTTCCATGAATACAGTATGTACTTTTCCGCGCTGGTCTTTGGCAACCGGGCGCAGCTTTCCTTTGTACATATAAAGAAGGTATTCATGCCCGAACCGTACTGTGAACGCCGCCGGAATACCGGTCACTTTATTCCATACCATCCGGGCATGAAGTTTGAAGCCGCACCGTTCCGCTATTTCCTGCGCCGCGAAAAGGTACTTGTCTATCGTCCAGAGGAAAAGAACCGCATTGCCGTCCGTGTTTTCCGCCGCCCGTCTGATATGAATTTCGATTTCTTCCAGATCGCACACCGGATAATCAAGCCGTCCGCCGCTGCTGTTCGGGCGGGTGGATTTCTTTCCGCCTTTCGATTGCTTCCACGGCGGGTCGGCAAGAATCAGGTCGTATTTCTTTTCTGTGTTGAATATATCTACTACCATAGCGCGGTCACTCTCCGGGCAATTCCACAATGACGATTTCTGCATCACGGTCAATGCCTTTCTGTATGCAGTCCTCATGTCCCGCTGGGTTGAAAACATCCAGTCTGCCGACAGCATTCAGGGAAGTCCCGCCACGGTCAGCAACGATGTATTCCACACCATCAATGGTGATGATAGTCATAAGGGGAAGCCAGTTACAGCCCACAACAGGCATTTCCGGTTCAACACCATTCTGAATCCGAATGCCGCTTGCGGTGATACCATCGGTTTTCCCGCAGCAGGACAGGCAAACGTCATAATAGGTAAGCGTTCCGGTGATGGTGTCACCCTCATAAATTCCGTTGTAACTCTCGCGGGGTTCAACAGGTTCGGGCGGCAGTTCGGCAGGAAGCGTTTCAAAGGTTCTTGCGGCGATATCAACTTCTTTGGGGCGGGTGATCGCGGATGTGGTTATTTCCTGAATATGTACTGTTTCCGGCGTGCTGGGGTCTGCGTCCCTTAATTCCGGGAACCCCGTCGCGTAAACCGTCAGTGCAGCCGCCGTGATAGCAAGCGCACCGAACAGCATGATTCTTAAATTCATGTTCTTTTCATGTCGCGTCATTTCTTTCCGTACTTCCTTTCTCTTTTCCCGGTCTTGCATACACAACGGTTGTCCGCATAACAGATTCCGCAGCATAAACTGCATACATACCCATTTCCGCACTTGATACCGTCGCAGATGGGCTGACCGCATAACCGGCACGGCTCCCCCATTCCTTCAACCCCGAAACGCTTTTTCAGGGCAGGATAGTATTTCGACGTGACATTCTCACGCCCGATATATACCCGATTTTCTTGCCCGAAATATTCCCGCTTCCAGTGCCGGAAACATACTGCATCAAGGTCGGGATTGATGCAGTATCGAACCGTTCTTCCGGAATGGTACTTGTCGCACCCGTCGCAATACCATTCACCGCAGATTTTGAACCGGTATATATCGCTGATTTCCCTTTTGATTCTCCGGAACACCCGTTTAATGGGCATTGCAATATAATACTGCATCAGGCTGACTTTTTTGGGATTCACTGCTTTTTGCTCCTTCCGATTGCCGCAAGCGTAACAAGTGTAGCGCAGATAATGAATGTGATAATGACGGATTCCATGTTTTCTTGACCTCATTTCAGGATTCACCCCGGCACTTCTCAAAGATTTCAGATTTAAGAATTAAAGCGGGGCGCGCCGAGT